ATCTATAACGGCCAATGAGAATGCAGACAACCAATCATTTGGTAAAGATACGTATTGATTACCTAAAGTCAGTGTACCCGTTACGTTTTTACGTAATGATGGCAATTGAACAGAATTATAAATCCTGTCTTCAGCTTCTTGGACAAAACGAGGTATGTTAGAAACGAACAGTGGTTCTGTTGTTTGAGCATAATCTTGAATTGCCTGATATAGCTGAACGTAATTCATTATGCCATTGGACCTCTAGCCTTACGGCCTTTAGTAGCAGCACCATTACCACGTGTTTCAACGCCATCAGTTTTTTCTTCACTGATACCATAACTCATACCGCTTTTAATTGGATCAGTAATACGTGCATCTTTAGCTGATTTTTCACGGCTATACACGCCATCTTTCATTGGAGCTTCACCAGCTGCAACAGATGTACCATTCTTTTCATAAGCTTCTGCAGGTTTGTTATTTCTAGCATGACCTGTTTTTACAGATGGGCTATTCTTTTTTGTTGGTTTAACTTGAGTGACCATATTATTTGCTTCCTGGTTTTTGGTTGTGAGCACGTGCTAAGTTACGGCCTACAGCTTTCATTGCTTTGCCTGTAACGCCACCTTTAGCAAGTTTAGTTTCTTTCTTGCCTTTGTGCATATGTTTTTCATGCTTGTGTATTTCTACATCAGCAATCTTTTTAACAGTTTTCTTTTCCATGTTTACTCCTTAAGTAGTTGTTATTGTAACGCTATTAATTTTTATTAATGGTAGCAAGTCATTTGGTGTTAATAATGTATCAAAGTTTCTTGCACCACCCACAGGGTTCCAACCCCACTGCGTTTGACGAGAACCATCTGAAGGATAGCCTGCGTCATCTAAGTTTGTTACAGTTGGATCGTATGGGTTAGTCATTAATCCATATGTACCACCGACATTATAACTCACATCTGGTCTTGGTTCACGTACTGCTTGAGGATCATTTACAGGGTAAAGACCTAGACTTAATTGTGGGTGATCTGGATCCCAACATTCAGGACAAACTTTAATGTTAAAAAGCTTTGTCTTAATGACTTCTTTTTTAAGTTCTTTTAACTTATAACGTTGACCACAGCGGTCACATTCGGCAATTGCATACTTACCTGAGGCAAATTTATTAGGCATGAATTACCTTGAATAAAATAAATTTCTAGGCACAAATCTAATAGCTGCCTTTTCACGATCCTCTTGTGAAGCTAAATCCCATTGTTGATCGTAATCAGCTTTTAACGCTAACACACGGTTAGGATCAACGCCAGCAAGCTTCATTGATAAGTAATAAGCTAAACCCGCTACCATAGGTGGAATAAATCTGTATGGAATGTCATTAATCACCACACCAGATCCTGCGTCTTGAATACGTCTTAATCTCCAATATACAAATGTATAATTGCCACCAGAATTAGGTGTAGGCCATACATTAATGTTTGGTAACTGAGGAACTAATGCAGTTGCACTATATGCATGAGATGTTGCTGTTGTTCCATTTTGTCCACGAATACAATTAAGCAAATAATTATTAGTTGTATCAACGTTAGGATAATAAATGATTTCATTGTCAAATTGTATAAAACCTGTGGCTGCTAAGTCTGAAATGTTAGGACCAATTTGAATATTCGTATCTGTTGCACTAATGCCTCCATTGCCGTTAGATCCATTACCTACAAGGTAATCTTTATTTGCAGATGGACTAGTATTTCCAGACTGTCTGTTGATCCAAACTTGAATTGGACGACCTACAGCTAGTTTATTTGGTATTGTTGAGTATGTATCTTCAGAAATACGAGAAATATTGATGTCAATTTGGTTTTGTAACGTACCTTGACGGATAACTTGGCTTAAAAGGTCAATTGTATCCACAGGCAATGGGTATGAGATTTGTCCTGTAACCAAAGGAATCTGTCCTTCTTCTACAGTCCATAAATTGATGCCTCGATTAGCCCATTCAATCGTTAAAATGTTAAGACTGCGTTGAGCAGTCCTAAAATCGTAACCAGTTCTTAGTTCTAACCCACAACGCTCAAAGGCTTCTTCCACTAAATCATTCATGTTTAAATTAAAAGCGGTACTGCCAGTGGTATATGCCATTATTTCTTCTTCATTTTACTTAATGTAATAGCCAATCTAGATTTTTGACCAATTTTTCCTGATTTTTTTGCGGCAGACGCTAATTTTGATGCTGGAATCTTCTCTCCAGCCTTAACTTTTAGCGATTTACGCAAACTACCTGGGTGTTTTATTGCTCCAGCGATCCAATTTTGAGTGTCTCCACCCTTTTTGTACTCGTAAACCTTGTTAGGATCATCTTTTCTGATGATTGTTTTAGGTCGAGTTGGCATTTTGGAGGGCTTTATATCACCCATACCACGAGAAGCTCTCATTTATTACTTACTGTAACCGCCACCACACATTTTTTCAACGATTTCATGGTGATGTTTGTGACCATGCATACCGCCATCGTGGTGTTTTAAGTGTTTTTCAACGTGTTCATGGTGATGAATATGACCGCCATGTGCATGATGACCATCGTGATGTTTCATATGATCTGCTACGTGTTCGTGATGATGTTTATGACCGTGTTTCATATATTGCTCCTTAAATAAATTTACCTTTTGTTATACCACGTTTTTCAATACCATGACCTCTAACCTTACCACCTTTAGCTTTTTTAACTACAGGCCCCATATCAACTTCACCAACACCTTTTGGTACTGGATGAGTTTGAGTAGGCAATGCTTTAGTTTCTGGTGACATATCACTAGCTTTAACTATTGGAGCAGGTTTAATATCTGATGCCATGATTAACAGTATTTACCTTTTGTGTGACCACGTTTAGCAATACCGTCAGCAACTTTAGCATAGCCACCTTTACGCATAGGTTTTACATCTTTAGGAGCAACTGTTTTACCAGAATCACCCAAGTTGTGACCTTTTGTATGACCACGTTTTTGAACTGCTGATTCACCGTGTTTTGTTAATTTGTTAGAACCTTTTTCAACATCTTCTGACATTGATTTAGGACCCATTGTTTCTTTTTCTTTAAACATTTTAGTTTTACCACCTTCTGCGTGTTTATGAACTTTACCACCGTGCTTAAGATTTAATCCACGTGTATGACCAGATTTTTGAACAGCGTGTTCACCATGTTTTAATGGTCTTTCACCTGCTTCAATTGCTGGATCTTCTGTTGGGCCACCTTTAGCCATTTTCTTCATGTGTGATTTACCACCATGCTTCATACCAACGCCACCTGGACCACCCATACCAACTGGTGGAACACCTGGAACTGGAGATGCTTGTGGAGGAACCATAGGTGTACGAGCCATTGGAGCACGCATTGGAGCTCTTACTGGAACTGGTACTGGTACTATTTTTGTTCTTGTTTTTGCCATGTTATTTACCTTTTAAATGTTAGTTACAATTCCATCTTTTTAGAGATGCTGCTTTACGAGTAGGTCTGCCTTTTTCATCTTTCATAGGACCTGGCATTCCACTCATTCTAGCACAAAATGACTTTTTACGTGAGCCGCCTTGTGGTTGAGGAGCTTTTAAATGACTACCAGTTTCCCTATTGTATTTAGCACGACCTTTAGCTGTAAGTCCAGCACCTTTGGACACTGGTAATTTCTCACCACGTCCTACGGATAATGAAACTCCACCTTTTTTCATCTTAGCTGTTTTGGCAGATTCTTTAAATGCTTTAGCAGTTGGAGCACCTTTAGCTCCTGGTTTACGCATATGTTCACCACTACCATGAGCTATACGCTCTTGTTTAGCGTGAATGTTTGCATAAAGACCGCCAGATTTAAACTTCTTGCCTTTGTCAGCTTCAGCGAAGTCTTTACCTACAGATTGGGGAATACCTACTTTTTTAGCAAAGGCTTTGTTATGAGCCACTGCCTCCATGAGTCTATGTTGTTTTGCTGATTTACTGGGCATGATGTTGTTTGATGAGTTCGTCAATCTTACTTTCTAATTTAGAGAATCTGCCATCTAAGTGAGCCACCATTCTATCTAATTCAGCTTGAGTTACATTGTCTCGTGCAATTTCTTCACGAGTACGATTAAGTAAAATACTTATTCTTTGTAACTCATCAAACTTATCTTTTACAATAAAACCAACAATACCAACA